AACGGGAACAATGATGATCAGGTGGATACTGCGGTGATGGCGTGGACTCGATTTAGGCAGGGTAATTTTATTGCGTTGGAGTCGGATGATGATGACGAGCCGGAGGTGGATGAGAGCTCGGTTGAGTATTATTGAAATGCCGCATAAAATAGCGATACATTTGACAAGGACCTCGGACCATGGCCCAACAGACATTTGAAGAGTTAGTTGATGCGGTGATGCAGGCCGAGAGCCGCGGTAAGCGTTACAAGGATGACGGCAAGACTCTGACGACCAGCCCCAAAGGTGCTTTGGGTGAGATGCAGGTTATGCCTAAGACCAGCCGTGATCCGGGGTTTGGTGTTGTTCCTGCTAAGGACAAGTCCCCTGATGAGATTGCACGTGTGGGCAAGGATTACTTGCAAGCGATGTTGGGTAAGTACGGCGATACAGAAAAGGCTTTAATTGCGTATAACTGGGGTCCGGGCTCCACGGACAAGTGGATAGCTGCGGGTGCCAATCCTGACAAGTTGCCTGCGGAGACAAAGACATATGTAGAGCGTGTCAAGGGATTCCTTGGTAAAGATGTTCCACGTGAAACATCTGTTGCAAAGAAGGAGCGTGAGCCGTTGCCCCCGTCCCTTCCTCCGATGGCACAAGCGGATATTAAGACTCCCACAATAAAACCAGAAGCTGCAGCGCGTGTCGCGAGCCTTGGCCCGGGGTATCAAGCGGCGTTGGCTTTGTCGTTTTTGGCGGAGACGGACGATGAGGATGATCGCAAGACGACGATCACGCAGGAGTATCTTGCTAAGGCGCAGGAGGAAGAAGATGATCGGGCGGCAGCGGCAGCAATCAGTAAACGTCAGGCCAATGTTTTTGCTGACTTATCTAATACGACAATCCGTTCCCCTTTTGCCGAGCCACAGCAGCCGGTAATGATGAAGGATGGCGGAGATGTTAATGCTGAGGATTTAAGCAGACCATCTTTTGGCAATCCTAATATTCGTAAGCAAGGCGAGGCAGCAAGGAGACTTGCTGCAATGCGGGATGTCAATACACTACCCGACCCTAAGACCTACGCAGCGGTAGCCGGGGCGCTTGGCACACGGCCCGACCAGATGGGGTTTAGCGTATTAAATCCCAAGTACAAAGAAATAATGGACGTAGCCAATCCTGCTTTTTATGCAGGTACGGCGTTGCAGATAGCCCCTGTTGCTCAAGGTCCCGGCATGGGACGTATGGTGGGTGCTGCGGAAAGAGCTTTGGAGCCAGCGGTACGCAGAACATTGGAAGGCGGCGGTAAGGCTTCTGAGATGTTGCAGGCTTTGGCGGCACCGCCCTCACAGATGTTTGTTCGTGCAAGGCCGGAAGCAGCAGCGCGGCACGCGGACCTGCAGGCTCAAGGCTTGTCACCAGAACAAATCCGTGCGCAGAATTTAACTTTGGTTGATAACCGCGGTAATTTGTTGGAAGAGATCAGTGATGCGCCGGCAGTTTTGCAGCAAAAGACTGCCTCTGTTCCACGTATGTACTACGATATGTTAAAGCATCCTGAACTTCAAAGCATTTATCCAGCATATGACATGCCTGATGTGCGGATAGGAACAACAAGGCGCAAAGATGCCCCGTTAGCTGCGGCTTCTTTTGGGGAGAAAGAAGGAATTCAAGGAACAGTGCGTAGTTTGCCGGGTGATGATGTTAGAGGCACGGTCCGCGGAACTTTGTTGCACGAAGGCCAGCATGCAATCCAGTCCATAGAAGGTTTTACAGAGGGTGCAAACCCTAGTTCTTTTGTTGCTTACATTAAAGCGAAACGCGGTATATACGATGCTGATCCTACGGTCAACGAAAATGTTATTCGGGAGATGGAGAGGATATACCCTAATTTGCCTGACGTTACAGACAGGATAGGGCAGGATCTTAAAACTAGATATGGCAAAGTTTTTCCTTCAGACAGGCGCATGGGAGAAGCTTTGTACAGGCACATGCCGGGGGAGGTGCAGGCAGAGTTGGCTCGTATTCGCAGTAACTTGACGCCGGACGAGCTTAAAGCAACGCCGCTTGAAGTGTCTATGCAGCAATTAAATATTAATCCTGCCAATATTTTGGAAATGAACAAAATGGGTTCACGCCTTGACAGGCAGATTGGTGATTTGGAATATGACGTTTATGGCTATGCCGACGGCGGTGAGGTAGAGCAAGAGCGCCTGACACCGCAGCAAATAGAACGGCTCGCGGCTCAAGAAGCAGCAGCCAGAGAGCAGGCCAGCACAGCAGCATTTATTGCACAGAAGTCAGGCATCGGTCGCAAGGCGGGTCCTGTTTCTCAGGCGTTGCAGTCTGGTCAAGGGCAGATAGAGTTCCTTAAAGGCATGACCAACGTACCCCAGAATATCTTGGGTGCGCCGATGGACATCTCCAACATGATTGCCAATGTATATGGCGGTGGTGTTGAAAAGCCGTTCATGGGCAGTGAGTACATCAAAGAAAAATTGCGTGCACAAGGATTAGGGTTTACCCCATCTACCGATCCCACATTAGCTGCGTTTTATGGTGCTGGTGACCTAGGCAGTAACCTTGTCAATCCTGCTGGCGCGACCCGCACGGGTGTGAAGGCTGCGGGTGCTGTAGCGGAAAAGGCGGGCGAAGCGGCGCGTGACTTCCAGCAGTACAACCAGCAGTTGGCAGTTCCCGGTGCGTCGTACATTCGCCGCCCTGCTGGCGGTGTATTCCCAACGGCAAAGAGCGTGGAAGACGAGTCAATATCTGCGTTGGATACGGCAATAAAAGGTTATATAGGAACGTTAGACCTTATTAGAGCACCAGCCGAAAACAAAGAAGCGGCAAAGCAGTTTATTGATACAAAACTTCGCGACTACTTTAAGACTAAGGCAGGCAGCATATCGGATCCTTTACGCGAAGCTTTGATTAGTGGCCGCATTAAACTTCCAAAAGATTCTCCGTTAGAAGAACAATTTCCACAAGCCCTGATTAATGCTTCAAGGGCAGGCGATGTTACGGCGATGAAGGAAATAGAAAAACGTTTTGACCGGATGATGAATGTAAGTAATTTCCGTGTTCAGCAAACAGGGGCTGGGTTAGACGACAACAGGGTGGCAGCAGAGGCGTTTAAACAAACAATTTTGCAACAGATAAAAGCTAATCCAAACATTATTCCAGATGAGTTTTTGTTGCGATTGACTAAAAAGAATGCGAATCAATTGCCCCCTAAAAAAGCAGCGGAAGAAGTTGCCAACATTCGGCAAAAGTTGGCAGATAACCCAACGTTGTTTAACACGGTGCTTGAGCCAAAAATTTCTCGTTTGATAGATGATCAATTAGTTGAAAGTGTAAGCCCAAGTAGCGTTGCTCAATATGCGGATCTGTATCCCGCTTTAGCAAATGCACCAAAGCGGCAAGAAGGAATTATGGCGTTACAGGCAGATGTGCCCATTACGGATTTAACGTACATGGGCATTCCCGATGCATTTGGCATGCAAAGGTATGAGTTTGCACAAGAAATAATGAAAATGGATCCTAAAGACCTTGCACAGATGAGCGTGCCTGAGTTTTATGCTAAAGCTCTCCCATCATTTGCAAAAGCGGAAGTATTTAAAGAAAAAGTTCGCACAGTCGACAAGTTAGCCTCAGCAAAAAAACCCGTTCCTCCTGAACTTGGTCAGTTTGGCACTAAGGAATTTTTGCCAACTGATTCAAACGGTATGACATGGCGCGAGATTACCGATCCAAAAGCTTCTTTAATTCAAGCAAAGTTTTTGGGTAATTCAATAGGCGGCTATGCGGAAGCTGGCACATATGGTCCAATGGACAATGGTATTAATGCGTTAATAAACGGAGAGGTTCGCCTCTTTAGCCTGTACGACAAAAATGGGCACGCTGTTAACAACGTTGAATTTGTGACGCCCAAGGTAGCCAACAAATTACCACACAAAGCAAACACCATTACCCAGATGAATGGCAACGGCGTTAGAACAGGCAACGTGGTGCCAGAAGACTATGCAGAACAAATGTTAGATTTGGTCAATGCATTAAACCCTAAAGACATACCGTTCAGCATTAAGCAACTATTTCAGGACAAAGGTTTGATGCCCACACAACGCGCTACTGGCGGTATGATCGAGCGCCAACCCAACGATAACCGCAGATACATGTAAGGAATAACATGCCTATTGAAAAGAACAACGACCTGCCTGCTGGCAACATAGATGTTGAAGTTGAAAGCATGATGGTAGAGGACATGCCTGACATAGAGATCGTGCTTGATCCAGAAACCGGAAGCGTTGATGTAACGCTAGGAGCGGAAGAAGATGAAGTGCCCTTTGGTGCAAATCTGGCCGAGGTCCTTGATTCGAGTGTCTTGCAGCAGATCAGTTCTGAGTTGTTGCCTTTGTTTGAGGCGGATCAGGGCTCGCGTAAAGATTGGGAAGAGCAGTATGGCAAGGGCTTGAAGCTGCTTGGCTTTACCTTTGATGAGCGCACACGTCCTTTCAAGGGCGCTGCAGCTACAACGCATCCTTTGTTGACAGAAGCGATTGTGCAGTTCCAAGCGCAGGCGCTCAAGGAATTAATGCCCGCGGACGGGCCCGTGCGCACGCGCGTGCTGGGAAAAGAGACACGAGAGAAGTTGATGCAAGCGGATCGCGTGCGTGATTTTATGAACTATCAGATCACATCGGTGATGGAAGAGTACACACCGGACTTTGATCAGTTGTTGTTCTATGTGGGTTACGGTGGCTCGGCGTTTAAGAAGGTGTACTACGACGAAGATCGTGACCGCATGGTGAGCAAGTTGATCTTGCCTGACAACTTGTATATTCCGTACAACGGATCGAGTGTGATGAGTGAGTGCCCGCGGATCACGCATGTGGTGCCGATGTCGGTGAATGATTACCGCAAGGCGGTGCTGCGTGGTCAGTACTTAGATACGGCAGAAGAGCGCAGCACGTCGGATGTTGGCAACAACATCATCCAAAAAGAAACAGACCGCATCACAAAGATCACGCCCAATACGGACGATGAGGAAATGGAATTGCTGGAGTTCCAGATTGACTACGATCTGCAGGGCTTTGAGCACACGGATGAGGACGATGAGCCAACGGGCCTCCGCTTGCCGTACATCATCACGATAGACAGGACTTCTGGATCGACAGTGGGTGTGCGTCGCAACTGGAATGAGGGCGACGATTTGTTCCGCCGCAAGCAATACTACGTGCACTACATGCTGGTGCAGGGTTTGGGCGCGTATGGTTTGGGCTTCTTGCATTTGGTAGGTGGCTTGAGTCAAGCAGCAACTTCTGCACTGCGTCAGTTGTTAGATGCAGGAACGCTCGTGAATCTGCCGGCAGGTTTCAAGGCCAAGGGCGCGCGCATCATGAATGATGATGTGCCGCTACAGCCGGGTGAGTTTAGAGACATTGATGCAGGCGGTGTGGAACTCAGCCAGACGCTGATGCCATTGCCGTACAAGGAGCCAAGCCAGACATTGTTTGCGCTGCTTGGTTTCTGCGCAGATGCAGGCCGCCGGTTGTCAAGTGTTACGGACATGCAGGTGGGAGACAGCAATCAGAATGCAGCGGTAGGTACGACGATTGCGTTGTTGGAAAAGGGCGGACAGGTGATGTCTGCAATCCACAAGCGTTTGCATTACTCGCAGCGGATTGAGTTTAATTTGCTTGCCAAGGGATTTGGTGAGTACTTGCCTGATGAGTATCCGTATGACGTGCCGGGTGAGACGCGGTCAGTCAAGCGTAGAGACTTTGATGATCGCATTGATGTCTTGCCAGTGTCGGACCCCAACATCTTCTCTGTAGCCCAGCGCATTACGATGGCACAGACGCAACTACAATTGGCGCAGAGTAATCCTCAGATGCACAACATGTATGAGGCATATCGCCGCATGTACCAAGCGATTGGAGTGCGGGACATTGATGGTATTTTAAATACACAGAATGTGGACAAGCCTAAAGATCCTGTTAGCGAGAACTCGCAGGCGCTGGATGGTTCACCACTAAAAGCTTTTGCTGGTCAGCAGCATGATGCGCACATCATGAACCACCTTTTGTTTGGTATGTCGCCTTTGATAGGCGGTATGCCGCAGGTGGCGGTGACAATGCAGAAACACATTTTTGATCACATCCGTTTAAAGGCCGAAGAGGCAACGGAAGCAGAGTTGTTTACGCAATACGGCACTGATCCTGACAGTATGGTGTCTGCATTGCAGCGTGAAGCCATGATTGCGATCAAAACTGCAGAGTATTACCAAGAGGCCAAGAAAATACAGACTGATTTGCAGGGTCCGCCACCAGAAGATCCATTGGTCAAGGTCAAAGAGCAAGAGATTCAGGCCAGAATGGCCAATGATCAGGCTAAAGACAGCAATGAAAAGGCCAAAATCCAGTTGGATAACCAAAAAATGCAGAGTGATATGGCTTTGCAGCAGGCAAAACTTGCAATTGATGCTCAAAAACAACAGCGAGGTTAAAAAAACAGCCATGCAGACCAAAAAACCTAAGGTTTCGGTGCCAAAACCAGAGCCAAAACTTAAAAAAATACCGGTTAGTAGTGATACACCAAAGAAAACGTATGTTTATCGCAAAGATGCGTTCAAAAAGGTGTTGATTACGTAACAAATATGTGCATAATGCACTTAAGCCCACGGACAGGGGTCTCTACTGTCTGCTTCATTGGATAATCCATGCTTGAATTTACTGAGAGAACGCTGATTGCTATTAAAAACCTTCGTCACCAGACGGAGGCGTTGATTGTCAATGGCAGTGTGAAAGATATGGAGCAGTATCGGTTTTTAATGGGACGCCTTGAGGGGTTTAAGTTTGTTGAGA